CTAGGAACTAGAACAGGTTATCAATTAAGATCTGCAAGAAGATCATTAAATATAATGTTTCAAGAATGGGGCAATAGAGGTGTTCATTTATGGAAAGTAAAACTAGCTAAAGTTCCATTAGTTGAAGGACAAGCAGAATACAATTATGCATCTGATTCAGAAAATTTTCCACAAGATATTGATACAGTTTTAGAAGGATATTATAGAAATAATTCTACTACAACTGCACCTCAAGATATTGCACTTACAAAAATTGATAGATCAGCATATTCACAAACACCAAATAAATTAGCTAAAGGTACACCTTCACAATATTATGTAGAAAGAAAATTAAATCCAAGTATTTTTTTATACACAACACCAAGCTCAAGTGTATCGAGTACAACTACACCAACTAGTTTTCAATTTTGTTTTTATTATTTATCTAAAATTCAAGACGTAGGTGCATATAATAATACATCTGATGTTGTAAATAGATTCTATCCTTGTATGATGTCTGGATTAGCTTATTACTTAAGTCAAAAATATTCACCAGAGATGAGTCAAGAATTAGAACGAAGATATGAAAGTGAATTATTAAGAGCACTTGATGCAGACAATCAAGGAACATCTACTTTCATTTCACCACAAACATTTTATGGAGATGGAGTATAATGGCTAGATATGCATCAGGTAAAAGAGCATTAGCAATTTCTGATAGATCAGGAATGGCATTTCCATATGATGAAATGGTTAGAGAATGGAATGGATCTTTAGTTCACACTTCAGAATATGAACCAAAGCAACCACAACTTCAACCAAAACCAGTTGGATCAGATGCACAAGCTTTATTTAATCCAAGACCACAACCAGCTTCAAAAGCTAGTTTGATTCTTTTAGGTAACAATCCATTTACATCTGTTATCTATTCAGGAACAACTTACGTAAATGTTTTTTCAGAAGATCATCAAAGAGCTGCCGGTGATATCGTAAGATTTAGAGGACAACCAGAAGTAATTACTGCTGGGCCTGGTGGTGATAGTGATGATACTCCAAACTTACAACAGTTTGCTAACATACCCACATTTGATAATGTCAGTGATTTAAATAGTGCAAATGGATTTACAATTGCATTAGGTCAAATAGATTCATCTGGTAATGTTACAGGTGCAACTACAACTGATTCATTAACAGACCCAATAAATTATTTTTATATAACAAGCACAAGCTCTGCTACAAGTGGTGGAGTATCTGGAGGCGGAGATAATTGTTCCGCGGGACCAGTAACATTAGAGGTAGTAAACGGATAATGGCATACACTTTAGATAATTTAAGAACTGATATTAGAGGATATACAGAAGTAGATAATGGAGCTACAACTCCAAAAGTTTTAACTGATTCTGTATTGGGAACTATTATTAAAAATGCTGAAAATGGCATTTACAGACAAATAGATACAGATCAAAATGTATTCTATGCAACATCAAATGCAATTATTGGAAACAGATATATAACTATTCCAGATAATTTAAGAGCAATTAGATATGTGCAATTTACAGACTCGGCTGGAAATCAATATTATTTAGAACAAAGAGACACTAGTTTTATGGCAGAATACTATTCTACTCCAGATACACAAGCTGTAGATATACCTAAATACTACGCTAATTGGGATGAAGAATTTTGGGTAGTGGCTCCAACACCTGATAAAACTTATAAAATTACAATATCATATGATAAAGAACCAGAAACAATTACAGATACAACATCTAGTCCTGCTCCAGCTACAGTAGGAACTTATTTATCAAACAAATATCAAGATTTACTTTTGTACGCTTGTCTGGTAAATACATATGCATACTTGAAAGGCCCGCAGGATATGTTACAATACTATCAGCAAGCTTATAATCAAGCTTTAGAATCGTACGCTATCGAGCAAATCGGTATCAGACGCAGAGACGAATATCAAGATGGTGAAGTTCGCGCTCAACTTAACGTTAAACCACCATCAAGTTAATTAAGGAGATAAAACAATATGGCAAATATAATACCGTTTAGTTTTAGAGGTGCTCTCTTCTCTGGTCAACACGACTTTCAGAATTCAGGAGGAAACACTTTTAAAATTTCTTTGTATACAACTAATCCATATACAACCGCATCAACAGTTGCTTTATTAGGAACTGGTAATGGTGAGGTAGATACAACAGGTGGAACTAACTATTCTGTTAAAACATTAACAAATCTTGGAGTTGCGTCGAGCACAGCAGTTGCTTCAGTAGACTTTGATAATGTTAGTTATAGTAGTGCATCTTTTACTGCAGCTTTTGCAGCTATCTACAATACGGATACAGTTGACAGTACAGCAAATAGACTAGTAGTGGTTTTAGATTTTGGTGGTAACAAGACAGCAACGAATGGTACTTTTACTATTACGTTTCCTGATCCTGCTACACCTGCTAATGCAATTATTAGTATGAGTTAAGGAGAAAATTTATGGCGTTGGTAATAAACGACAGAGTAAAAGTAACGAGCACAACTACTGGTACAGGTGCAATGGCACTTGGAGCAGCAGTAACTGGTTTTGAAACTTTTGCACAAGGAATAGGAAACAGCAATACGACTTACTATTGTATCTTTAATCAAGGTACAA